ATTTAAAGACGTGTGTTTAAGATATGCTAATGGTGACGTAGAAAGGGCAAATGATTATTGTCAATTAGGTTTTATTAAAGTTCATCAAAAAATGCATATGTATGACAATATAGGTAGCCTTGAGGGTTGGGTTAAACGTACAATTAAAAATACAATTCTTGATGAGTTAAGAAAGGAAAACAGATCACCAAAAAGAAAAGAAGTTGATTTTGATTTCCATGATTTTGATATTGAAGATCCTTCAGAAGAGGAACCATTATTTTCTTCATCCGATATTAAAGACGCAATTGAAACTTTAACACCATCATATAAAAGAATTTTTAATATGTATTATTTTGATAATATGACCCACCAAGAAATTGCTGATGAATTAGGTATCAGTGATGGAACCTCAAAATCAAACTTATTTAAAGCAAAATCAAACGTTAAATCTTATTTAGAAAAACTAAATAAAAAAAGGGAAGATTAACTCTTCCCTTTAAAGGTCGACAACGAATTGTCCGACTCCACCACCTTGTTTTATAAAACAAGGAAAATTAACTAAAGTCTGTTGAATCTGATATTCTTAATCCATCCACATAACGTTCAGGATATTTACTCCAAGAAGTTCTACGTTCAGGATATTCCAAACAGTATGACTCACTATCATAACCATCTTCCTTACCCCAACCAAGAGCCATATCAATGAATTTTTCCTGATTCATCTCATTTCCGTATTCATCCACAATACGTCCCGATCTAATGAATTTAAATAGAGATTCTTTATCCTTAAAATACTTATCATCATTAAAATTCCAAAGGAACTTCCACCCCATACTACGTTTACCTAAATGAACCTTTACACTATCACTAAACTCATCCCAAGGTGACCAATTGTCAAATTTACTAGGATCTCCCACCGTAAAATCATTATTAACCGATTCCACAGTTAACTCCATTCGTCTAATTCTAGACATAAGACGATTTCGTCTTGTCTCCAATTCATTAATAGTTGGTGTTCTGTAATAATTTGTTCCCATAACTATATTCTTTCAATCCAAAGGTAGTAGTTTGGGGGATCAACCACACCTATTGAAATATCCGTAAATCTACCCCCAATTATATATCCCATTTCTAAATTAACCTTATTCAGATTACCAGTCAAATACCCAAATATTGTGTAATTCAATGTTAAAGAATAAACAGTTCCAACTGAATTAAACCCATAGTTATATGGTCCCATTGAATTATACTTATACACACTCTTTGTGATAAATTTAATTGTATCAGGTGGGGTCATATCCAATGGTAATCCCATTTCACCAATACGGTATTGTTTGATCACCCAAGTTTGTCCAACCAATGAATACTCTGTAGTATCCTGTGGGTTTGGGTTAGTAGGAACCGGTGGTTGATACACTCCCGGTTCAATTACTTGTTTCTCACAAGAAAACAAACCCAAGGATAATACTAATAAAAAAAATATTCTCTTCATAATCTATTGTGTTACTAATGATTCAATCTTACTCTTAACTTGTTCTGACATTAAGATCTCACTCTCATTACTAATAATTACAGAGTTAACCAAAATTTTATATGGAATGTGAACTAAAAATGTATCACCATTGTAAAAACTTAAATTGTGTTTTAACTCAATTGATCCATGAATCATTTTTAGAAACAATTTGAATTGAATCTGATCCATAAACTTCTCATCAATTAACACACCCATGTTCTCGTTGATGACTTTTAATGTGTATCCTGTAATTGTTGGTTTTGACATATTCTATAATTTTAAACAAAGATAGTAAACTATTTTACAATAACAAATTTTTATTATAAAAAATTATCTTCATGTGTAAATCCTGATGAATCAATTTGTGGCTCATTATCAATTAAAACTTCAACTTTTATTTCACCATCAACAAATTTTGACACGGAACAAAACTCAATTTCAACATCCCCTTCAAGTTGTAACTTAAACTCATTATATTGTTCTTCATTTTCAAATGAACCTATCTGTGTTGCCGGTGAGTTGTAGGTCTTTATCCTATATGATCCATATGGATTTTTAAGTTCCGAAAATTCCATAATAAGATTTTCAAATTTATAATTATCAGTACCATCTTCGGTTACAAGTTTACCGTTCTCATCTCTTTTATAAAATGCCGATCTATGATAACCACAATTATTACAACCTATATATTCTTCTCCTGTTTTATAATAGAAGTCGCTAAACGCTTCTTGTTTACAGTTTGGACATTCGATATTATCAATTACACTTCCCATATTATTTTGTTATTATATATTTTTTACCTTGTTTTTCTAACTTACCAACATAGTCGTTTTTATAATCAATTCCTGACCAAAAACCACTACCATCACTCCAAAGACCACGTTTATTATTTTTATAAACTTCTTCACCGAATGTAATATATTCCGGTTGATCGTGTTCAAGTAAAGATGCTGATCTTGTCATTTCACGTTTTTCTTGTGGTGTGTAATTTCCAGACCAATCTTGTCTACACAAGAAAGTTGCTTCTCCAACTATAACCTCTTGTCCATCAAGAGTTGCCTTCTTATCTAATTTCTTCTTGTAAGTATAAATGTAAGTTCCCATTGTTTTAAAATTTAAATCCCCCCAATTAAGGGGGGATTATTTTTAGTTTTGAGTGAACGCTTTATCAGCCCAAGTTTTTGCTCCCATTCGGGTCCAAATATTCATGTCACACATATCAGGAAATGATTCTCTCATAGTCCCAACAGTTAATGTTTCCAAGAATCCTTTGTCTATTGAAAACCACTTACCACCTTTAGTAGTATAAACATTCATCCAATGACCAAACTCATTTTTCATTTGGATGTTAACCAATGCGTTTTTTTTATATCCACGAATAACACTAGAAGGTGTACATTTAGTGTCGTGGACACTAATAAACCCTGCTCTACATTTTCCTACAATACGGAATTCATATTTTTGATTCACATCTTTAAGATGATTAGTAACTAATACCTTTTGTACCTTGTTTTTAACGATTGTACTGAATGATCCGTAGAATACGTCTCCAGCCATTGTTCCTTCATTTACTGTGATAATTGTGTTGGTTTTTGTAGTTGTCATAATTGTTTATATTTTTAATTACACAACAAAGGTAATGCTTTTTTTTAAACTGCCAAACATAAAACAAAAAATCCCACAATTTTTTTTAAAAAATCATGGGATTACTTTTTTTGATTAACCACTAAATAACTGAGAAGGGGGATTTTGGTTGTTTTTGTATGATATAAATATCTAATTTTTCACCAAAATTCAATTTTATTTTAAGTTTTTTACAATAATATTATAAAATTCATCATTTTTTTTATCTAATGGTAAATTATTAATACCAAAGTAACCACATTCAGTGTGTTCCCCACCATCAACAGCGTTTTCTAAATCAGGATAGATCTCTTCATCCACCTCTAAAGAGTACACATACATAAATCCTTTTAAATAAGTTCCGTCTTTATTATAACGATCAATAAATCCAACTAAATCTAAATTACCATCAACGTTAATGTTTGTTTCTTCATAAAACTCTCTACGAGCAGCATCTTCAGGACTTTCCCCATCTTCTATTCCACCACCGGGTATTGACCAAACGCCAGGTAAAGTATTATCATTACTTCTCTTACACAACAATACCTTATCATTACATTTAACCAATATACCAGAAAATCTTTTATTTTTCTTCATACCTTCTATATTTATAAATATGGAAATAATAATAAACAATAATCTTTTTAATGTCAAATCAGCAATTACCGATAAAGACATTCAAGAAGGAATGAAAGGTAAAAAATTTGACGATACGTTTAACGGAATGTTATTTATAATGAACGAAGGATCTCATTCATTTTGGATGAAGGATTGTTTGATCTCATTGGATATTATTTTTATATCAGACGGTAAAATTCAAAAGATTTACAGTGACTGTCCTCCATGTAGGGAACAAGACGATACGAAATGTTCCCATTATGAAGGTGTTGGTGATATGATCTTAGAGATCAATGGTGGTGATTGTATCAAATACGATATCACCGAAGGAGATTCAATTCTGATCAAAGAGTGATGTCTGATTCGCAAATAAACTAACTCTTTCTAAAGCAATTTCTCTATAATTAGGAGATAATTCAATTCCTAACCATCTACGACCTAATATTTCTGCGGCAACCAAAGTTGTTCCAGATCCCGCAAACGGATCTAATACTACATCGTTTTTGTAGGACAATATTTTGATTGCTTTCGTTGGGATGTCCATTGAGAAGGTCGCCTTGGTGAGTGATTTTGTATCTGCAAAATAATTCCACTGACCAAAAACAAGTTCCATAAACTCTTTCTTATCTTCCTCTTCATAAACTACTTTTTTCTTTAATGTTCCATCTTCCTGTTCAATGTCAGTTGGAACTCCGGTCCATTGTGGTTGACCTTTAACTTTTTTGATGTGTTGTTTCTTATACGCCAAGATCACACATTCTTTTGGGTTATAGATATATGGTGAACTAGGACTCATCCAAGATCCCCAAGCCGTTGTCTTGCTTCTATGTGGTGATTGTTCTTCAAGGTCAACGATTCCAAAGAACCCATAACCAATCTCTTTCATAATTTGCCACATCTCAGATACAAAAAAGATACGACCACCCTTTTTTTGACGATTAATCTCATATGGAATATTCAAAGCAATTCTTCCATCATCTTTTAATACTTTATATGCCTCAGTTAACCAATCTTTACTAAACACTTTATACTCATCAAAGTCGACATCATCGTCGTGAACATCATAAGCAATACCAACACCATACGGACAACTGGTTACAATTAAATCCACAGATCCTTCTGGTAATGTTTTCATCACTTCAATACAATCCCCATTAATTATCGTACCCATTATGTCTTCTAAATTCTTCATATTTTTCTTTTTTTCTGTTTAAATAAATTGTTGCATTTTTATAAATGTAATCATAAAATTTTTTATTATCTAATTTTTTATAAATAGTTATTTTTATTCCTCCGTACCATTTAAACTCCATACCATTATCTAATAACTCACTAATTAAGAATTCTCTAAATTGATCAGAGGCACAAACAAAAGTTGTGCTATTTCTTTTTTTATCACCGCTAAGATAAAAGCACCCATCCCCATCAAAATACCCTCGTATAAAATGAGATATTAATGGTTTTTCAATATTAGGTTTGGTTATTATAAATGTTTTACGAGAATGAACCCCCTGTTTTTTAATTGATTCAACCAATTGATTCGAATACATCGCTAATGTGGACATATGTGATCTTGATATTGTATCTTTATATTTTACACTATTAAATCCGTCAATGATTTTATGATTAGACCCTATACATTCACGAAATAATTCTAAATGTTTTTTATCTTTTATTGATAATTTCATTTCTAATGAACTACCACTTTTTCTTTCCCTAATATACCCATCAGCATATAAAAACCCCAACCAATATGCCTTTTCCTCAGTATCTATAATATCAAAATAATTATGATTTACATCATATTTTCTATTTATTAAATCAATTTTATTCATTTTAAGTATTCTTATTATCGGACCTACTGACATATTATAATATTCAGCAACTTTATGAACATTTTTTAACAATGAATATTTGTTTAATACCTCATTATAATCCAAAGTGTCGAATTTACGTTTACCAATAATATGTATATTATTTTTTTTTAATCTTCTTTGAACTGTTGATACCGATATGTTAAAAATTTCAGCAACTTTTATAATACTTTTTAATTTTTTATATTGACTAACTATTTCTTTTTCATCTAATATTAATTTTTTCATAATTACATACACACATTAATTAGATATGATTATTTCTAAATAATCCCAAACTAAATTTGAGTATTCTTCATACATATCACCATCTTCGTCATCTTCAAGATTGAAAACCCCCTCATCAAGACAAGCATCCATAACTTCCTCATGTTTTTCTTCAAAAGATAAATCCTCTTCTAAATTTGATAAAATATTATCAATATCCCATTTTTGTTTTTCCGTTAATTCCATTTTTTTGTTTTTTATAATGATAATAAATAAATAATTAAAAGTCCAGTAGTAATAATTGAAATTCCTATAATGGCAATTCCAAATACTTTATTATTACGATCAACTTGTTCTTTAGATCTTCCTTGCCATTCATTTCTGTCCCATTTCATATCCATACATTTTTTTTAGATAATCAAATAAATTTAAAAAATTAGGAAATTGTCCGTGTTTTTGTCTATAATAATTTTCCATTTTTGATGAATTAAGACCATATTTTTTATCATGACCCAATCTATCCTCAACGTGTTTTATTTTAACGTCTTTATTTAATATAATTCCTATTTCTTTAAGAATATCTAAATTACTTAATCTAAAACGTGTCCCAATGTTAAAAATTTGATTTATAACCTCATCATCAAACATTAAGTCACATATTACTTTTACGTTATCATACACATACATCCATTCTCTTACCTGTTTTCCATCACCATAAACAGGTATTGAGATACCCTCATTAATTGACCTTGTGATTGTTGGGAGGAATTTCTCTTCAAATTGATGTTCCCCAAAATTATTACAAGTTCTTGTAATTAAGTATGGTAAACCATATGTTCTATTTGCCGATAGAACTAACATATCAGAAGCGGCTTTAGTTGAGGAGTAATATGAACTTGGTTTAATCTTATCTTCTTCCGTTGCAGTATGGTTTATCGCAAAATGCTCATCCATGTCACCATAAACCTCATCAGTTGAAATATGAATAAACTTTTTCAAGTTCTTATTCTTTCTTGAGATCTCCAACAAATTGAATGTCCCTTCCACATTAGTCCTAACAAATGGTAACCCATCTTTAATTGAATTATCCACATGAGATTCCGCAGCAAAATGAACTATGTAATCAAATTCACCAAGTTCATCTGCACTCACCTCACAAATATCTTTTTGTAGAAATGAAACATTATGTTTAATGTTTTTTCTTTTACCAGCATAAGTCAGTTTATCAACACAAAGAACATCACATTCAAAGTTATCTAATAAGTAATTTATAAATGCGGAACCTATAAAACCCGCCCCTCCCGTTACTACTATTCTCATAATGTTCCTGAAATTAATTGAGCCATTTTGTATCCTGTATATGCACCAATCGCCGCAGACCCTGGAAGTACAATAAACTTACCTAACATGGTTTCATATTTTTTTCTATTCACAATGTACGATATTAAAATGTAATATAAAATATAGTTAATTAAAACCATAAAATCCATTTCTTTAGACACAAAAACTACCACTGAGTTACCTAACAATCCCCAAGTAAAATTAACAACTGTTTCTCGTATTAACTCACCAGGACTTGTTATCGCATCTAAAATAACAATTTCTTTATCTAATCCTTTTTTATTTTTATTATCCATTTTGTTTTTCTAACATTTCAATATGGTGATTCAAATACCATAACGCTTTTTTTAAATCCTGTAATTCCTTATCAGAATCTTTCTTTCCTGCCCTTGAGATGTATTTTACAGTATTACCTAAACTAAAACCCAATTGCCAAGCATCAATAACTTTGATCGCCTCATATGGGTTATCTTGACCCCCATAATGTTGTGGGTGATTTACTTGTTCTATTTTTGGTGTGGGACACTGACAAAGTCCAGTTCCACCACATACACATTCTTTCAAATTGTCCATTACAATTCCTCCTCTCTATATTCTTTTAATAACTCTTCATTAGTTATGGTTCCATATTTACCAACAAGACCATCCATATCAACAAACGAAGACATCATGTGTTTTGCATTATATATCTGTTCTGTAACATCAAGAGATTTAACAATCTCACGAATGATTTTGTAAGGATCCGCATTTGATCCTGGTCTACGATCTTCAACATAACCTTTCCATTCTTTTGCCGTATCTTGAGGAACTCTAATTGATGCCCCACGATCAGATACACCCCAACTAAATTTGTCAATTGATTGAGTTTCATACTCACCAGTTAAACGAAGGTTATTGTTGGACCCATACGCTTTAATATGGTCATGGTGTCTTGATTCAAATGCGTTAAATAAAGCCATAAAATATTTCTCATTCCCCTCGTTTCTCATCATATCTGTTGAGAAATTTGTGTGAAGACCTGATCCATTCCATTCTCCGTGGGTTAATGGTTTCGGATGTAGTTCAATATGATATCCGTATTTTTCCGCCATCTTGAATAAGAAGTAACGGGTCATCCAAAGATCGTCACCACCTTTATGTTTTCCTTTTGAAAATACTTGATATTCCCACTGACCTAAAGCAACCTCAGCATTTATACCGGTAATATCAATTCCGTAGTTTAAACACATTTCTAAATGTTCTTCAACAAAATCACGACCAACAACATTATGTCCCACACCACAATAGTATTCTCCCTGACCTTTAAGTATGTTTCTTTTATGTCCTAAAATGTTTCCGTTAATTTCTTCACGAATAAAGTATTCTTGTTCAAAACCAAACCAAAGATCTTCAAAGTTATCTCCAATCTGAGATCTTTTATTTGATTCGTGCGGTGTACCATCAGGATTTAATACTTCACATAACACATACACAGTATCATTTACGAATGGGAATCCATGAGTTGTATATTGTCTAACAGGTTTTAAAAGACGATCCGAATTTCCTGTTTCCGCCTGAGAAGTGGATGACCCATCAAAATTCCACACCGGAATATCATTTAATTCCATAGGGACTTCACTTTCAACAATTTTAACTTTACTTCTAAGGTTTGGTTCTGGTTTGTATCCATCAAGCCAAACATACTCTAACTTAATTTTCATTTGTTTTCATTTATGTATTTTATTATTTCTTCTTTTGATTTTCCCTCATTATGCATTCTATAAACATCTCTTGAGAAATCATCTCTCAAAAATGCCGCATCAACACTTAGATATCTTTCAATATCATAAATGTGTCTTATAATAAGTTTTTTTGTGAAAATTCTTTTATTGAACCCCATTTGA